ATCCTACACCGGATATCTGTTCCCCAGAAGTAATAGTATCCTTAACCATATTTATCTTGCTCTTGGAGACAGAAAAACTTAAATATAAGTCTTTAAGACCAATTACATCATTTGATTCTGGATACGCCTGAATTTCAACAATATTATTTTCTACTGACGTTGAAGTAATATTAATAGTATTGACTCTAATTTCTCCAGTAGCATAATCAATTGTTCCTGCAGATTGAATTTCAATCACATATTCCCCTTTATCATTTTTTTCTCTAACAATAGATAAAACTCCTTTTTTACTTCCATCCAAATCACCTGTTGCAGAATTTTTATTTGGAACATCTGTGAAATAAAATGTTCCAGTTCTACTAGCAAGAGTAAATCCAGTGCTCTTGATATTGAATCCCTTTGGATTAATATAAAATGCGTTTCCAAAACACAATTCATATTGTGCTGGAGTATTAATAACTGCTTTAAGATTTCTTCTCATAATCACTCTAGTGATATTAGAAGTAATCGCATTATCAACATTATCAATTGTCTGGCATAGTCTACTATACTTAAATCTTCCACCAAACTTATTAATGTTTGAAGTTGCAAAGGTGTTTAGTGTAGAAATAATTTTAGTTTTTAAATCATTTATATTGGATACTTGCGGCGAATTGTAATATATTGCAGAATCAATTTCAACGTAAAGAACTTTGAGATCAACAATTTTTTGATTAATTCCAGATAATGTATAATTTTTTAACTTACTTAAAATTGTCTGCTTATCAAAGTCGGAAACATAATCACCATTCTTAGGTTTAATACTGATCAATACATTTCCAAACTGTGGTGGTTCTAATTCCTCACCACCAACAACAGACACAGATTCAGTGTTGGGATAAATTGATTGAATGATCGCTTCATAGTCACGTGCAGTTACAGCACGGTATTGTGAAGAATAAAGACGTGGAGCAAAGTACTTAATTGAATCTACTGGTTCAATATCTCCACCATTTGCAGATGAAGATACTGTTGTGACAGTAATTGCGTTTGTTGGAATGACTACAGCATTATTAGCATCTAAAAATCTACCAGAGAAAGAAAAATTAGATGCACCATTTCCTTCTTTTCCATCAGTTACGATATATGATACGGTAATGACTGCACCATTGTCTAATTTCTTACCAAAGTATCCATCACCAAACAGAAGTTCATACTTTTCATCCTGAACTTCTTGAATTAGATAAATCTCTGAGTTTTTATCAACGTTTAAAATGTTATCAACTCTATTGTATTCCCTTCCAAGTCCAGTATCACTTAGACCTTTTACATAAACAACAATTGTTGAAGTGTCAATGAAAGAATTATTAAGGACAAATCTCTGATCAAGTGATCCATCAACAACAAATGATTGCCTTAAAAAAGTTCCCTGATATACTTCAATGTCACTAAATGAAGCAGATCCAGAATTAATGGTTGTTGTGATATTTTCTGGAATTGAAAAGATATAGTCGCTATTGTTTGCAGTCCCTACACACGCTAGACCTGCCTCTAAGGTCAGTGTGGAAGATGTGCTAGTCGTTGATACATTAAAGCTTACAGTTGCCTTAGAGGCGGATCTGGAGCGTGGTACGTAACCAATATTTCTTGCTAACGAGACAACATTTTCTCTGAGTGTTGCTGAATCCAGAAAGGATTCATTCACAATCATATTAGAGTTAAATGCAGTGATATATGTGTTATACGCGAGTGTGTCGATTAAGATAGAAAAATTAGACCCTTCAAAGTCAAAATCCGTGAAATTTGAATTTGCACGGAGATAATCTTTGATGGAAGTCTTTATCTGATCAAAGTCGAGATTGGTAAACTTAGTAAAAGGCATTTTATCTTGTTGCCTCTAGTAAAAATGTAAATTCTTGAGCAGGAAAGTCTTGTCCAATGACATCAAAGATAACAGTGATTTCAAAAGTGTTCGTATCTGGTTGAGGATTCACTTCGACTCTTAAATTTGCAACTCTTGGTTCAAAGTTCTCTACAGTAACACGAATTTGGTCTTGAATGACCGATGCTGTACCGTAGTCAACAAAATCGAAGAGACTGGAGCGAACATTTGAACCGAGAAGAGGATTAAAGAATCGTTCAGTCGGTATCGTTTCAACCAAATTTCGAACAGATCGACGAATTGCCGATTCATTTCTTAGAATCGGCAAATCTTTTGTCACAGGGTGGGGTTCAAAAGACAAACTAATGTCCTTAAATGCTCTTGATACCCTTGTGACTGCCATTGGACGAAAGTTTTCTTGCTTTATTTATATTCAGTGCCAGGGAGATCCGTATGTTGGTTCAGTCCCATACGTCCAATCATCATAATCATCGTCATTACGAATCTTTTCGTGAAGTTCAACTTGTTTTTTTAGGTCATGTTTAGGTGCCAAGTCGTGCATAACCTCTTGAATGACTCTTTTTGGTGGTTCAGTTCCATAATCAGTAATCAATTTAGTGGTTCCCCACATTTCTCTCATGTAATTACTGTCTCTATCGACTGGTAAATTAGACATTTTAGCTCCTGTTTTAAAAATTAAAACAGAACTTTTATAAAGGAGGTTGCTATCTCCTTATTTCTATTTAACGATAGACTTCACGTAGGGAATAATTATCAGAATTAAGATATTTTAGCATCTCTAAAGCGATTAATTTGGGATTTCCTTCACCACAAGTATAAACATCAACTGCTAAACACCCATTTTCTGGCCAAGTATGACAAGAAACGTGACTTTCTGACAGTGCAATCACGACTGTACATCCTTGTGGTAGAAAACAATGCGAAAATGTGTTCAAAATAGTCATTTTTGCACGTTCAATGCCCTTGATCATGACTGTTTGTAGAGATTCCACGTCATTAATCAGGTCAAAGTCAACATCATACACCTCTAGAAGCAGGTGTTTGCCCATTGAAAACTGTTTCAACTCAATTTTCTAGTAAAAATTTATTTATTCTACCTCTTCAACATAAAATCCACGTCGAACATCACTCAAATGACCATCTGCAGCATAGTAACGAAGGTCAGATTCGTAATTTGGAGAGAATTTTAAGTGTTTTTTTGCATTTATTCCATCTTCATCCCATATTGGATATACTTTTGATCCCATTGAAAGATCCCACACTTGATCATTACCAGTTCGAAGGTGAATTTCAAATGGTTTTCCACTCTTGGATTCAACATTTAAGTATTCAACATCAATTTCCTCAATAAAATCAGGTAATTTGAAGTCTGGTATCTCAACTTTTGTCCAAACTTCAAAGCGAGTTAAATTATCTTCCGTTTCATGATGACCAATCATTGCACTAAATGGAACCCAATGTCCATTTTCACGTTTATAATCAATACTAAAATGGTCTCCTTCCAGATATTCACACCAAAAATATCCAGGGGAGACGTGTTGATGAAGAAGCATTTCTTCAGTATGTAATTCTGGATCAAGGAATTGTTTTTTGGCACCAATTCCTTGACCAAACAGATTATATACAGGTCTTATAATATAAAAACCTTTTTTTGAAATTGGTACACAAGCAGGACCAGCATCATAACCACAACGCAAAGCAACATCTAATTTATTGAATATCCAACGGTATTGTGGATAAGCATTCCAGGCTTGTGTATCATTATCAATCATCCTTTACCCTGTCCTCTATACTTTTTCCGTGCTCCATTGCGAGAAGACGCGGCATACTTGGTTCCAGCGCCATCGCCTTGGCGAGACTTTTTAGGAGGTCCAGGAATATAAGACGTGCGCTTGTTTAACCCACCAGTTTTTGCTTTTGCAGCCATTGATTATTCTCCAATAAAATTTCAGTTTCAAGATCTTCAGGTTGTGGAGAACCTGTCTGATAAAATTCAATCGACAGATCCTCCATCACATTGAAATATTCTTCCTGTGTAAGTGCAGTATAAATTCTACGCCCTTTGCACAGAATATTATAGCGTTCGTTATCCATCAAATAATTCTTGTTTTCTCGTGACCAACGCGAATGCGAGGATCACACCAAATTTCAAAACCTGCTTCCTTTGCATCCAAACAGAATGATACGTCTTCTCCACACATATCCTGAACTTCTCCAGATTCAAAGACTTGCATCTTCGGTGCAAACCAAGGATACTTCATCTCAGGATGTTCAAAGACTCCGTGCTTAATCATCAACCAACCAAATCCAGCATAATCAACTGTAAATGGTTTACGACGCTTGGACATGGTTTCCAGAGTCTCATGATTCATTACACCACCATTGTTACGGAAGTCATCTTCCTCCATCCAGTGTGCAACTGAAGTCGTGTGACCATCTTCTGTACAATACCATCCAGAAGAAATGTCTTGATCCAGAAGAACTAATTGATAAAACTTCTCAGTGTTGAATACAATATCACTATCAATCCAGAGTTGATAATCATATTTCAGTTTTCCATCCCAGGGAATCTGATCAGGACCACGAAGAACATTTGCACCCAGACACTTGCAACGTGCAAAGTTCACCATCGAACTATAGTCTTGAGAAATCTGAATACTTGCACCATTCTGCACAATGTCAAAGCAGAGTTGTACAAAGTTCTTTAAAAACGTATAAGATACTCCCCTTCCAGGTAAGCAGAATACAATTGCCTTGCCGCGAATCATTTCACGGGCTTTATTATAATCAAACTCTTCTTCTGAAGATTTTGCAATTGGTGCCTTTGCTTTTACAGTAAATCCTTTAGCCATAATTGAATGATGTTACTTTCATATCATACAGTATTATCTATGCGTTGTCAATCTGCCTCAGAAATGACTAATTCATCTCCTTCCAATTTAATATGAACTTCTGTATCTTCATACCAAGATAATTCATTCATCATCCATTCTGGTATTGTAAGGTAATAGTCTCCACTAATTGGATCGACCTGTACGGACCTTAAATTATCTCCGGAATTTTTTTTCATATCGGTATTATAATTAACCTTTTTTTAATTTATATATTCTTCCGGAATTTTTTGATTCGAAGAATATAGAGAGGTCAATCTGGG